TAGGGCGGGAGACTTCTTTCTTTTCTTCGGGTTTCTTGTTGACTTTGAGTTGACTTTCCTTGTACTCAGGATTAGTCACACTTTTGACAAGACGGTTAATCTCGTCCTGTAGTCGTTTGTTTTCTTAGTCGGTGAGTTGTAGCCCACGCAATGTCATACGTGCCAACCAGCAAATAGTAGGATTGAGTTCGCTTTCCTCAACCTTACGCATGACTTTTGCTAGACCATCGTTGCCAGTCAAATCCAAATACTGTACGATCAGGTCTTTTGCATCTTTGCGACCATAAAATCGGCTGTACCAATTGAATGACCGAATCAGTTCACTAGTGCGATTCTCGGGCTGAATCGGAAATGCGGGTTCAGAACCAAAATATTTGGTATCAGCATCTTTTGGGTCAAGTGCTTTGACTCCAAGGGTATCAACTAGTTTTTTGACAGTTTTGCGAGTAGCCATAATTGCTCCGTTTTGCTAGGTATATCGTATTATATATCATAGTCCATTTATTGTCAAGCCACATGTACGATAAATACTTTATGCCAAGATTAAGCCTTTACCGCGAAAACAAACAAAACGACTATCGTTTTTTGGATAGAACCGTTTCTGAACAATTGACTGTGGGTGGTACAGATTTGTACATTCACAAGTATTTGGGTCCTACGGATCAAGGAGCCAGTATTGACTACACTCAACCTCAATATGATAGCTTAAATCCCAATAATATTCAAGACCTGTTGTTCCTTGAAAACAGAGACAGGTCATATGATCCAAACATCTACAGATTACGCGGGCATTACAATGTCCAAAACTTAGACTTTGACTTGTCGCAGTTTGGCTTATTCTTGAACAATGACATTATTTTCATCACCGTTCACTACAATGACATGATTGATATCATCGGTCGTAAGTTGATGGTTGGTGATGTACTTGAGTTGCCTCACTTACTTGACTATAATCCTTTAAAGGAAACTATTCCTACAGCATTGAAACGTTTCATGCAAATTACTGACGCAAACTATGCGTCCGAGGGTTTCAGTCAAACATGGTTCCCTCATCTATGGCGTATTAAATGCGAACCACTAGTTGACAGTCAAGAGTTTAGTCAGATTCTACAGGCTCCTATCAACAAAGACACATATCTTGGACCGTGGGACAGCACTAAAACTTATCCAACAGGATATGTTATTTCGTTTGGTGATAAGAACTACACTGCAATCGCTGACGTTCCTGCAGGGACAATGCCACCAAATGCAGACTATTGGGCATTGGATACTGCTGACAATCTTAAAGACATCCTTGGCACTTACAACAAGAACATTGAAATCAACAACGCAAACATCAATGAAGCTAGACGCATCGTGCCTGAATCAGGATACAATAACAGCAAGATGTACGTTGTTCCTACATATGGTGTATATCAAGAAAACGGAGTGTTGTCAAATAAGCTCGATCAACCTGCTCCACCTATCAATATCAACACATCAAGTTCGGCACCTACAGGCACTGTAGCAATGATGCGTGACCCCAACTACAAGAATGCTAGTCCGGTTATTAAAGTACCGAAATCAGCATTAAAGAGTATTTGGGATATGACTGCTGACATGGATAGTGCTGAGTTACTAGACAAGTTTGTTCAAGCAAGTTTACAGTTAGTAGAAGTAGCACCGGAAAGAACCAGCACTGGGTCAGGCCCTCTGAGGGGAGATGTAATACTATCCGTTCAGAGCATGGGTGCGATTACAGGACCATACGGTACTGCCGATAATACTTATGCGACTGCCGATCAAAACCCAGAAGCCTCAGGCTTCACTGGTGATATCACGCAAGTGATGGACTATCGTGCAGATTGTGACCCTCGTTATCAATACATTGCACGTAGTAGCCCGAGAAGTTTTGGATATTCAGCAGGCTACTTAACCGGAGACGGTGAGGCACCAAACGGATACCCTACTGGTACAGGCATTGCATTTCCGCAGAACCCGCAAGTGGGTGATTACTTCTTACGCATTGATTACATGCCACAATTATTGTTCCGTTGGGACGGCGTAATGTGGGTTAGAATAAGCTCAAACGTAAGAACTGATACCGGCTTCACTTCCGATGATAAATCATTATTGTCTGGATTCATTAATAATGACCAAGAGATTTATCTACAACAAGAACAGAAATTCGTGCCACAAGCACAGGGTCTGTCTACGATACTTCAACTGTCTCCAGACCCACTACCACCGATAGAATAACATGGCACAATACTTTTACGACAATCAGATACGCAGATTCTTATTGCAATTTGCAAAAATATTCAGCGAATGGTCAGTTACCAAAGGTAAAGATCCTGCAGGTAACGAGATTTTAGTTCGTGTACCTATCATGTACGGAGACAGTAGCCGTCAAGCAAGTACAATTATAGCAAAGAACAGTGCTAGTAACTTACCAAGCGCACCCTTGATTACGTATTACATCAGTGGACTAGAATACGATCAACGTAGGACACAAGACCCTACGTTCGTAGATAAAATGACAGTAAGACAACGTACATATAATTCTTCTACACAAAGTTATGAAACTACACAAGGGCAAGCATTTACAGTTGAACGTCTAATGCCTGTACCGTATACATTAAGGATAACAGTTGATTTTTGGACTACTAACTATAATCAAAAATTAGAGTTGATTGAGCAGTTAGGTACACTGTTCAATCCTTCATTAGAAATTCAATCTACTGATAACTTCATCGATTGGACATCTTTATCTGTTGTATACCAAGACGGGTTAACGTTCAGTAGTCGTAGCATCCCGCAAGGTACAGGTAACCCTATTGATGTTATGACTTGGAAATTCTATATGCCAATATGGTTGAGCACAAGTGCCAAGTTGAAGAAGATGGGCGTTATTCAGAAGATCATTGCAAGTATCTTCCAAGGAAGCGCACTTGAGGCTACGCAAAATGATGACTTACTGTTGGGTACAAGACAGAAGATCACTCCATATGGATATAAAGTATTGTTACTGAACAATACATTACAGTTAGTACCTGCTAATCAGACATTCAATCCTTCAAACGAAAATCTAACATTGCCCACTCCGCCCAATACATCATTGTATTGGCCATCATTACTAAACATGTATGGGGCATATCAGCCTGGCATAAGTCAGATATGGTTGCAAAATCCATATATGGATACTGAAATTGTAGGTACTATAATCGTAGATCCTCTAGATGATCGTATATTAGTGTACAACATAGACCCTGACACATTGCCGCAGAATACATTAGATCCAGTCGATGCAGTAGTTAACCCTCTAACATCTGGTCCTGGTGCAGGATTACCTGCGCCTGTTCCCGGTAGAAGATATCTCATTGTAGAAAATATAGGTGGCTCAAACACCATTGCATGGGGTGACGTTGTTGCTAATGCTAATGATATCATTGAATACAATGGAACAGAATGGGAAGTTTCGTTTGATGCCGCAGAAGCTACAGATGTAGAATACGTGACCAATCTGACAACTAATGTACAATATCGTTACGTACCAGCAGAAGCCGCGTGGATGAAATCATTTGAAGGTTGGTATGACCAGGGAGATTATTCTATAGTGATTTAAAACAGATAAATCATTATATGAGTACGTCAGCCGGCATCTTCTTTTATTGTAAAAACACTAGTAGGTATCTTTATCTGTTACGCACAGATAAGAATCCTAGTTGGAGCATGCCCGGTGGTAAGATCGAAAGTGATGAAACATTACTTGAGGGTCTTGAACGTGAATGCAATGAAGAAATGCAAGTTTGGGACAGCAACTGGAAACTAGTACCAATACAAAAGTTTGTGAACGGGACATTTACATATCATACATTCTTTTGTGCAGTAGAAGATGAATTCAAACCCATATTGAACGATGAACATTGTGGATATGCATGGGTCGGAGAAGAACACTATCCCAAACCGTTACATCCTGGATTGTTCAATACTGTGAACTTTGATGTTGTTCAATCTAAATTAAATACACTAACAAAAAAAGCCCCTTGATTGGGGCTTTTTTAATGTGTCAACAACTTTGCAATTGTATCGTATCCTAGAGATCCAAGTACTATACCCGCTCCCATCATCATCCATCGCCATTTCTCTAAACTAGAAATTTTGTCAGACATTGCTTTATGAGCATTAGCACTAGATTCAGCCATTGCCTTTAGAGTTTTTTGATTCTCTTCGGCATGATCTTCAATAGTTTGACGCAGGTCCTTCACGTCCTCTTTGATCTCACCGACTTTTTGCTCGATGTTCTCAACTTGAACTTGAAGGACCGCTACCTCAGTCTCGGTCTGTTGGAACTTAACTGTTTTTCCGGTAGCCATGATTATGCACTAGCGATAGTTACAATTGGGTTAGGTTGACCAGCATATGTATTTGCCGCTGCCGCATTACCGAATGTAGAAATTACGTCTGGGTCAGCAGAATATGCAATTGCGGTACCTGTACCAGAACCTGCTCCAGTAGCAGTGAATGTTACACCTGTCATGTTACTTGAAGCACCAACTGCTGTCCAGTTTGTTGTACCTGTAGTGTAGATTGTATACACGGTACCTGCAGAGATGGATCCTGCGGCAACTGTTGTTGGGAACACTTGTGATTGATAATCGTTCAATGCTTGTACATATGCAGTGCTTGTATCCTCGTAAGTTGCTAGGATGTTCATTGTATTTGGTGTCAACGCTGTGTTAGCAACGTTAGCAGTGTAGCACTGTGCTGTTAGACCAGTCGTACCACCTGTTACTAAATACTTTGTCTTGCCCTTTTGACGAACGATATAGCCCGCTTCGTCATCAGCAAATACAAATGCCGCATCAGTAGCTGACACAGATGCATTAGCTGCCAATGTCATACTATCTTGAACAGCATATGATTCAGCATCTTCATCATCTAGTGCAACGTTTGCGCCGCCGGCAGTCAATGAAACACTGAATGCAGCCGCGTTAGCGATTGTACCGACATAGTAAACTTGTCCAGCAACTAGGCCACCGATGTTTGCAGTCAATACAACTGGTTGATCTTCAACTAGTGTTTCTGCGTTACCAACAGAAGTCAAGAAATCACCGGTTGCTGTAGCATTAGAGATTTCAATGTTGGCGATACCAGTGATGGAACTTACAAAACCTAAGTTTACATAATCTGTAGAACCGTTGATGTTAGCAACTGCAACTTGAATTGCAGATCCTGTGCTAACAGTATTTGCTAGGTCTGTGCCAACACCAAATACATCAGCAGATGCGTCGGATGCATAAACAGTACCTGTACCTGTTTGACCGATAGCAACACGTACTAGAGTTTGATTACCATATAAACCAGTGTTGCCACCAACGACACCGAATGACTCACCGCTACCGGAAGGGCTAGCAGTATTAGAGTTGTCTGGATTATTGAAACCACTGTCAACTAGACCAACTGTCAATGAAGAAGCTGTTGTACCTGTTGTCAATGTGACAGCAGTATATGTTGGGTTTGCGTTTAGTGGGGTTGCAGATACAGTGAATGTACTAGCACCTGTAATTTCTAGAATCCAGTATGTTGTGCCCGCTACTAAGTTTGTACCGGTTGTTGTGCCTGGTACGAAAGGCATACCAGCAATGACACCAACGTTAGCTAGTGTCTGAGACACTGTAACGATGTTAGTTGTTGCTGTTGTGTTTGTTACTGTCAAGACTGTTTGAGCCTTGGCTATTTTTAGAGGACGTCCCATTTGTTTTTCCTTAATGTTAGTGCGGGTTCTAGCCGCTACGCAGTGGGTACTGCATAAACTCTCCCTATGAGAGTGTATAAGTTATTTATCAAAAATGATAGGTTTTCATACTCCCCAATAAATATCGCTATGGCAATCATAAACAAAGACAACTACTATTATATAGAATCATATAACGACCGCAATTCGACTGCTCCTGAACCCAAAATTAGATATACAGGATGGCCAGGCCAAGCAGTAAGGAACTGGGATGATAAGGACTATTGGTATGTAGAGTTTATCAACGGCGACGCATTCTATCACAATACCATAGAAAAACTCGCAGGAACTGATATCTTAAATAAGATACGCAATGGTCAAGTAACATTATGTGTGTCTAATTCCCATGAAGCGTATCACTATGTCATAGGAGATATCTATCACGATTTGGTAATCAACCAACGTATCCCGGCAAGTAATATATTATACTTGACCAACTCAATGGATATTGACAAAGAAATAGAGATTGTCAGTACAAAACTAAACTATCCAAAAATAAAGTCTGAGTACATTAGCTTATTTGAAAAAGTAGCACAGGATCAGATCGAGAAGAACAAGAACGCATATGCGGCAATTTCAGTAAACAAGTCAGACTATGATAAGAAATTCATATCGTTGAACGGACTATGGCGACCGCATAGGTTGTTGTTAGTTTCATTGCTTGAATCTCTGAATGTCAGAGAACAAGGATATGTCAGCTTGAATGCTAGCTCAACCGATTTACCATCAATGACAGACATGTTTGGTGAAATGATTAATTGGACTAATGATTCCACTATCAAACAACTATTATTAGACAACAGAGAAAGATTGATGTCCCTCAATCAACTTTATCTAGACACTGACCCCAATAATAATTGGACTGGTGCTGTGTATAATAGTCTTGATAAAAATTATTATGAGAATACGTACTTTTCAGTAGTTACGGAAACACTATGCGCCCCTAACTTTTCACAAGCAGGCAACACATTGGGTAGAGCAATCAGTGAAAAGACATTCAAACCAATATTGAATCGTCATCCTTTCATGATTCTGGGAGTAACTGGTGTACTGAGATTATTAAGACAGTTGGGATACAGGACATTTAGTCCCTACATTGACGAATCATATGACGATGAACCTGATTTTGTCAAACGATCTTTTATGATAGCGAAAGAAACAGAAAGATTATGTAGTTTACGAGGAAAAGACCTGCAAGATTTTCTAATCAATTGCAGGTCTATTGTCGAACACAACTTCAAAGTCTTATCTGATAAATCAGTGTTTACTTATCCAATGACTTGATCGTGATATCTTTTCTTTTCACGTATAGGATCGTTTAGTTTTTCTGCGATCCTATTTTTTATAGCATATCGGTCTTTGTTGATATCACGAATCAATATGGCTCTACGACCTATTTCTTCTAGTGGATACTTCAACTCAACTACACACTTTTTAAAATCATCTTCCATTTCCCATATTCTACGATGAATGTCGGTCAATTCTGTTAAATCATCTTCTACACTAGAGATGTCAAACTCATTGCTGAGTTGTTCTCTGTAGAAATCAAATTCTTCTTGGTTGTTTCCAAGTATACTAAGTTTGACTTGTGCGATGCAATATCTGTCAACCAATTCAATAAGTGCTAGTTTAAATGCCATTTTTTAACTCCGTACCTTATTTATATAAATATCAGCATGGCTAAAGTTTACGAATTCAACAATCTGCCTCATCAGATTTTTCACAAAAACACAAACGACATCATATACTATTCTAGCGAGCCACCTGAATTAGGTATATTTGAGCGTGAGTGGTTAGACTCATTAAAAAGAGAAATAGAACAGACCTCTACTTATGAGCATAATGTCTTAGTTAATCTTACTTGGTTTAATTGCAATTGGGAAGCAACAAAACCACTAGTCAATTTAATTGAAAATTTAGGTACACCTGAAACAGTGAAACTGTGGTATGCTTGTAGTATTGATGGTGGTTATTTCATTACATACCCAAATATGAAATTCTATCATCTTATTAAAGAGAAAGGATACAACCATTCATTTGTTGGTTTTTCTGATGAGCATTGGCATTCATGGATACCTCAGTGGTTTATTGACAATAATCTACGTGTCAATACCAATGATATTATGCTTAATACTAACCCAAAGCACTTGTACTTGGCGTATAACAGAAAACCACGAATACATCGTGAATGGTTAGTCAATTCATTAATAGAAAACAACCTATTAGATAGGGGTTGGGTAACGTTCGAACGCGGGCATTATCCTGAAATAGATAGTAGAACTGAGTCAACAGATCAAGACAAACACACAAGTGATTTAAGATACACTAGACCTGAAGATATTTGCAGTATAGGTGATCTAGATAAATGGAGAGATAGTTATATGATCGTAGTTAGTGAGACAGACCACGATGATCCATGGCAACTATCAGAAAAAACATGGAAGCCTATATTTGGATTGAGACCGTTCTTAATTAATGGCAGAAGAGAAGTCTATAATATACTAGAGAAGCTAGACTTATATACTCCAAAAGACTTGTTTAAGAATGTTGACTTAGACTGTCACTATGAAAGTGTCGTAAAACAAATTCAGGCGCTTTATAACAAGACGCCTGAAGAATTGTATGACCTTTGGGAGAGTCAATTTGAAATGCTATTGTACAATCGTAAACGAATGTTTGAGATAGCTAATAGTGACCCTACTAAAATACTGAACTGGCCTCAAGCAGTTCCTGTATTAGCGTGAGCCGCACCTAGATCAGTAATACTGAATGCCCCTGCAGTCCCTGCTACATTAATAAATGCAATGTAGTTTCCTTGACCTACAATGAAACTGTTATCAACTGTGTTTGCAGGGATAATTTCACATGCAGTTAAGTTTGCAGTAACGTTAGCATCACCTACTGCAATAGCAATAGCTGATGTTGTAGTTGCTATACGTACCTTGTCTGTAGTAGCAGCCGATGATAGTTGGCTTGTTCCGTTTGCTGTATAAATTGCTGATGCCATTTTTATTCCTAATTATAATCTTCCTACGGCGATTTCAATAACGCCTTCTACACCGTCAAAGTTTTCTAATGCTTTGCCGATCACCGAACCCATGATAGGTGATGTTGTTGGTCTTGCATATCCATTACCTGCACTAACCATCATATCACCTTTACGAATGTTGCCTCGTACCTTGACTGGGACACGACCTTGTAGAGCTATAGCAACTGCAATACCTTGACACTTGGCGTGCATTGCAAATGCAGGATCGGTTGATACTACGCCTGCAACTCTTGCTGTGCCATCTTCTGCTATAGTGACTTCTTTTTCGCCACCAAACTCCAATACTGTACCAGGCTCATAGTGAACATCTGCTTCATAGTATTCTGCCAAGTCAGCGTATGTTGCGTTAAAGCGTGAACCAGCAGTTAATGTCCAGTTACCAGTGACTAAACCCGCTGTTGTGTTTGCACCTGTAGTCAACACATTTGCAGTGACACCTCCCCCGCCGCTTTCACCAACTACAATGCTACCATCACGGGCTACGACAAACTTACTTGTTCCACCAACTTGTAAGTCCATTAAATAGCTACCAGACGCACTAGCAGTATTTGTGATGTTCTGTCTAAATCCAGTAAACGCAACACTAGAATTATTCCATGTTTGTGTTAGTAACACAGGGGTAGTTGCAGTGATCGATCCACTTGCAACAGCTAATCCTGTCAATGTACCAACGCTAGTAATATTACCTTGTGCGGCATTTGTAACTGTATTAGCTGTTGAGGAATGTGTAGCATTTGCTACTGTACCACTGACGTTAGCACCCGGTATACTTGTCAATCCTGTTGCCGCACCGTAGAAAGCGGCTGCGTAAACATTACCACCGACACCTACACCACCTGCAACTTCTAATGCACCTGTTGTTGTAGAACTAGATGCAGTAGTAAATCGTACATTCATTTGAGTATCATCAATGATAACTCTGTCAGATAATGTTTGTACCGTGTTACCTGTACTACCGGCTGTTGCAGTTTGAATCACTATCTTACCGGGCGTAGCATTTCCTGTACTAGCACCTGCCTTAATAGAAATATCACCACCAATGTGATTCAATCCTGCCGCTTCGCCGCCCGCAATAGTCATATCGCCGCCAGCACCATCATATGTTCCGCCAGTGATTACAACATTACCGCCCTTAGCACCGTATGTATTAGCACTAGCGCCGGATGCTATAGCTACCGTGCCACCTTGACCTTGACCATAACCTGCGCCGCCGGATAGTATTGCAAGGCCGCCGGCTGCGTTACCAGTGGCTGATGCGTTACCACCGTATGCATATATGCCGCCACCTGCACCGGTACCGTTACCAGTTCCGCTGGTTATATTAATGTTGCCACCACTATCATTCAATGTAGTAGTTGCACCTCCGGTGATGTTTAGATCGTCACCTGTTGAACCATATGTTGAAATATCGTTAGCAGTAATCGTACCTGATACTGTTAATGATGTTAATGTACCAACACTAGTAATGTTTGGTTGCGCCGCTGTAGTCACTGTACCGGCTGTTGTTGCTGTTGCCGCTGCCAAATTAGCAACGGTTGTAGTAGAAGTAACAGTAAACGGTGCGGTACCTGTTGCAATGTTTGATATTAATCTACTTGCAGTAACTATGCCTGCGGTGCTCACATTGCCACCGGTTATATTACCTGTTGCAGTTACAACGCCACCTGTTGTGATATTGCCACCAGACACATTGCCTGTTGCAGCCACTGCACCAGCGGTAGTGATATTACCACCTGCTACATTACCTACTGCTGTAACGGTAGAAGTAGCATAAAATAATGTAGATTTTAAGTTACCAGTTGCGGCATTGAATGCTAAATTGGCATTAGCCCCCTCAACTACATTACCTGAAGTAGCGTTAGCTAATACTGGATAAAATGTACCGGTTGTGACTACATTGGTATTAATGAAGTCAGCCACATTCGCATAAGCCACATTTAAATTAGCAACTCTGGTTGTACTAGTAACTGTTAATGGCGCGGTGCCGTCTGCAACGTTACTTGTTAATGTACTTGCCACAACGCTAGTAGTTGCATTTAAATTGCCTGCATTGACATTACCACTAACCGTCAATAAATTAGTAGTGTTATTCCATGTAAAATCACTATCACCGTCCAAAACACCGCTGTTGTTAAATTGTATCGTACTATTTGAGCCACCTGCAACACCAGTACCGCCACCAGTGCCTGAAATAACACTAGTTGCAACAGCAACGTTAGCCGTACTTGCACCTAAGTTTGTACCTACTGCGGCAGTAGTTCTACCCGAGTCAGTGTACAGTTTGACGTTACCTGATGTAGCATAGTCGGTAGCAAGCGTAATATAGAATGTTTGTCCGTTGACAATTGAGTTAGCGTTTGCGCCGTTTGCACCTGTAATTGTGACAGCCGTACCGTTAGTGTACGGTACAGTGTTTGCAACCGTCATAATGATAGGAGTTGCATTACTGAGTGCAATGATAGGAGTGTATAATGTACCTTTAGGTGTCCAAGCTAAGTTACCTAGTCCATCTGTTTCTAATACATAGCCAATAGCACCACCGCTGATGCTTACATTGGCTACACTTCCTAGGTCTATTAGCCCACCTGCAGTACCACCTCGGTTAACCCAATTAGTGCCGTCATATGCAAGTACTTGACCGTCATCTACTGATATAGCAGATATGTCTAAGTTACCAACTGCACCTTCAATTTGGCTGAAAGCAATATTGGAATAGGATGTGAGAACCTCAATGTTCTCATTAGGGGAAACTTTACCAATAAAAAGTCGTTTAGCATCGCTAGCAAAGCCAAACTCAGCTTCATCAAGCTGTGGCAGATCAACGATGTTACCTGATCTTTGTTGGATTTTTGATATCTGTACTATGGCCATAAGTGTAATCTTTACCGGTTATTACACTTATTTATCATTAAACCATTATACAAACTTCATGTAGTATTCTTCAACTCGTTTGAACCACTTGTCTACCCAACCATCAAACTCAGCACCTTCGATGATGAATTCTTGGTAGATATTGTCTGCTGTACACATGAAAATAACACCCTTACGAATGTTCGTCCCGTGTACTTCATTGTGTGCTGTAGCATAGGCCGCTAACTGAACAAAGTAATCATCAATCCACTCACGCTTCTTTAGTTTATTACTTTGTTTGTGGTCCATGATAGCAGGCTCACCATTATGTACACCCACTAAGTCAGTAGTACCCGCATACACTTTAGGAAAGTAGAGAGGAACTTCTGTTCCCCAGTATTCACTGCAATTAACAAGACCCTGTCTAATGATAGAATCTGCCATTTTGTGACTTTGCTGACTATATGGATTAGAGCCGGGAACCCCCAACTCTCCTGTTTTGATATAATCCTCTATCCACTTGTGCATACGAGTACCACGACCAGCGGCTTCTGTTGTAATCTGTTGTGCTTTAGCAGGTCCCATGCGTTTTCGCCACTCATTCAATGCTTTTTTAGATTCTTCACTTTTTGTAGCATCTAAGATAGTAGTGACTGAAGGTAGTTTCTCTCCGTCAGGTGTAGCATATCTGCGACCTTCGGGAGTATCGATTCTGTTGATTTTTACGTAGTTGAATTTTGTTGGATTGTACATATTATTCCCAAACACTGTGTCCGATTGTTCCTGTTATATCTTTGTTGTTGAATTCTTTGAGTGTGGTAAATTGAGCAGGTATAGGTGTTATCTCTTTGTATTTCTCTAGTATAGCATCATAGAAATAAGACGCAGTAAATTCCATTGCTTCTAACCCTTCATGTCCACATGGTAACTTTTCAAATTGTGCAACAAGTGGATATATTGGATCAACTGTGTTTGCTTTACTGTTTATAAAATCAAAATGCTTTTTGTATTTTTCGATAACCGATGGGGTTTCTGGGTTGTTGAAATCAGCAAAAAATGATGCAGTGTATGGTACCGTCTGAGACTTGAACAAACTATCCAATGAGAGTTGATATAGCATTGTTCTACGCAAGAAATCTTCTTCGCTCCAATTGTCTAATAGAGCAGCCTCATAGAAGTTTCCCGGTTTACCTTTTGGAAATGTTATAGAAGAATATCCCGGTGGCATCGTCTTTGCATAGTATTTTCTACACCAATATTCTCTACGCCAGGTTTGAGACCAGCCAATTATATAGAGTGGATTATTATTGTTGGGCAGGTCTTCAAAGAAATACTCATAGGTACGTCTATGAATAGTATCATTACCTGACCCTGGCACTGCTAGATTGACAACAGGTACTCCTAGCTTCTTTGCTAGTAGTTGAGGCCAACCTTGTGATTTGGGATCTTCTAGACCTTGACAATAGGTCCAACTGCATCCATTTGTTACTAAGTGTGATATTTGCATTAAACTCTAAAACTTTCTCCACACCCACAGCGATCACGTTCATTTGGATTCATGAATTCGAACCCTTCATTAAGACCATTTCTTTTATAGTCTATAATCATACCTTGAACATATGGACAACTCTTGGGGTCTATGTATATAGCGCACCCATCGCAATCCAATTTTAAATCACTGTCTATCGGTGTATCGACAAACTCTAGTACGTATGCAAGTCCAGAACAACCTGTAGTCTTTACGCCTACACGTATTCCTAAACCTTTTCCTCTTTTTTGTATTTGTTGTCTTATCTTAGTAACTGCGGCTTCAGTTGCTTCTATCATTATTTACCAGTGGCGTGTTTAGCCATGCCTGCGACAACTTTTTTGCTTTCTTCTTCAGGGGGTGCTTCTGGAGTACCGAAACCCTTGAAAACAATCTTGTCACCCTGAATGTTAGATATAAGATTTTTAAGTGGGAGTTGTTTAATCATATCGTACAAGTCTGCCTTGTCTAATATGATATCATATTTCTTGAGATATTGCAAGAAATCGGGAAGAGACATATTGGGGTCTGCTTCCCCTTTTTGTAAGTCTGACTTTAACTGGTCCGCTACGGCTACAAGTTTTGTAACCATAGGGTCTGGACCAGCAAATTCATAAAGACGCATGATTAACGCTTTGCTCGACCTATTGCGCCACCAGCACTTGGTTCTGGCTCTTCTTCGGGGGCTGGGATATCCATGTCTGCGTCAGCACCCATGTCAGCATCTAGACCTGCATCCATGCCTGCGTCCATACCACCTAGCTCGTCACCCATGCCAGCATCTAAACCAGCATCTGCGCCTAGACCTGCATCGGCAAATCCAGCGGCGCCGCCACCAGTAATGCTGTCACGTGCAGACTTCATTTGTGCAAATGCTTCTTTCAATGCACCACTCAATGTATCTAACTGTGCAGATACGATGTCGTTGTATGCTTGACTTTCGTTAGCGCCAATCTCAGATTCAATACTGTCAACAAGTGCGGGCAATTCTTTAACTTGCATTTGACCAACATCTTCAAGCATTTTCTGAATGCTGTCAACTAGGTCTTGTGCGGCTAGAACAACTTGAGACTTTTCAACTTCTTCGTTTTCTACAACGATGCGAGTCTGTGGTCTGGATAGTAGTTCATTGTAATGTTGAACAAGTGCTTGCTCCATGAATACTAGCTTCATGTAACCAGGGCTTGTTTGATTCTTGTGAAAATCATGAGCCTCTTTGGCTTCCATAGCTAGTGTGCGTACTTTCTTCAACATCTTTTGTGTGTCATTTTTGCTCATGTTAGACACATCAAAGGACATTTGATAGTTTTCGGCTAGTGCTCTAGGAGCATAAACTTTTTTGTCAAAATCGGTTAATTTCATAGTTGTATTCCAAACGTTATAGAGTATTTATCTTTTTGTTGCAAACTTTCTAGTTTGCCAGTTCTTAGATTCATTGATAAAGGATGACATTTCTGTTACCATTGATCGTCTGCGGGCTTGTTCTTCACTGAGTTTAGCCGCATAGATTAATCTATATTCGTCATCTTTGGCTTTTTTTAATAGATTTTTATGAACCTGTATGTTTACGTCAATTCCTGCAATCATGTGATCTAAATATTCAATTCTGCGGGCTTGGGTATATTTTGTTCTGTTCTCAAAGATGCACCAAGTTAACGCATTCTTCAATGATGAAAATAGCTTTACATCTGAATTGTATTTCATATACACCTTTACCCCGTTCTTATCAGAGTAAACGGTGTATCGATTGAAGAAGTCGTAGCTACCGTCCTCATTCTGTAACATAGCTATTTCTGTCATTTTGTTAAAGAATTCCTTCTTTAAAAATTGACTTATTTTGCCTAATGCAATGTCTTGGTCAGTCATAGTTCACCATAAAATAAATGTTTCTCAACTCATTAGTACCGTCTAAGAATGTCGGTAGTTTAGCCCATTCTGTACCACAATGAATCATTGGTACTTGATGGCAATCATTGTATAAATGACCCAATTCAGCTATCCCGTCATTGAATACGCTGTGATGTTGTATGTCAAACACAAACTTCCAGCATGGGTAGGCTTCGTCATCTTGTTGTTCAAATAAGAATCCAAAATTGTCAAACTCGTCAAATCGAATATCAATGCGTTTTGGTGTAGAAATTATTTCAGGTTGGGACCTCAAGTTAATAACTTGTAGTATCGTGTCAAAGTTTGCTTGGGTATTGCGTTTCTTAGTCCACTCAGTAAGGTCTTGATCTTCACCTGGACGAGACCTATTCAACACCCCAGTCTGTGTTATATCAAAAAGTGTATAGCAAGTTATTCTGTAACTCATACAAGTATTTAATAGCCACAAAAAAACCCGAGAATTTCTCGGGTTTTTTAAGTAAGTTAAAATTAACCTGTGAATGTAGCAGAAGTAGCAACTGTACATGCTTCAACAGCCGCTGTCAAAGCAGTGTCTAAAGTTGTGTCAGTCCATGCGCCAACTGGATATACAGCGATAGCTAGTGTATCGTCAGTTGTATCTGTGTACTCGTACATATAGATTGTAGCTAGTTGTTGAATAGTCTGAACAGCAGTATTCAACTGAGTTGTTGTCAATGCACCTGTGAAAGTGATTGTGAAGAAGTCTAGCTTAGGACCTTGAGGTTGTACTGTAGCGCCAGAAGTAACTGCGTTTACGCCGCTGTTTGTATATGCTGGGGAGTCATAGTTAATAACTGGTAAGAAGTCACCGTTAACTCTTGTAAATTGTGCCATGATAAATTTCCTTTAAGTAGTTTGAGACCTACTGTCTCATACACTTATTTATGCCTGGCACAAAAAAATGTCGGTTTTGGCTTATCTTCCGGCGAGATTTTGGCGTGAAAAGCCCATTCTATCTACGAATTTTAGTCCGTTAGCAACGAAACCCTCTTGAGTCTGTGTACCGTCTTGTAGATATCCTTTGACAGGACTTGTCTCCGCAGCCTTATTCAACTGAGCAACTACTGACATTTTCAATGCATAAATAGCGGCCCATATCTCAAAAGCGCCTTTAACACCGTCCATATTTTGTTCTAAGTGATGCTGAATCTTAGCTTTCATGCTAGCAGTCATAGGTCGATTTTCAACGAAATCCATAAAATTAGGAAGTAAGTTAGAAAGATCACCGGCAACAATTTTCTTGTTGATGAATACTGTGAATAACTGATTGAATGTGTTTCTTGCCTGTGGTGCTGTACTCATTAATTGATCTACCGCAGGGCCATACTTACTGATAGAACTCTGAGCAGCCTTAACTAGTTTATTGTCTAGTTTCAACTTTGGAGTAATAGGCATTTTTGCAGGAACTATAGCTACATTGCTATTGTTCTTTAGTTTACCTATAGTACCGTCTAGAGAAACCGCATCATCTGTCGTGTACGCATCAGGTGAGAGGTATTGGTGTACAACGATGCCTGCTGTTTTACCTTTAAAAAACTGACCCATTTCACTGTCAACATCTACTGTGTATTCAATACCATTAGGGTTAGCCTTGAACCTGTAAATACCATTTTCGTCTTGTAGAGGTGCGCTGAATAATAAGTCTCCCCAATAATATCCCTTGCTATTGTCAGACTTTTCTAGTCCTGGCCAAATATTAGCAACCAGTTGATGTAGATTAGAACGATCCACACCACGATCCATATCGTACTTTACGAATTCTTCTGGGCTATAAACTTCACGACCTGATCCATCTTTTTTGTTGAACATGTGCTTGTCCATAATACTGAATCGACCGTCTACCCCGCGTCCGAAAATCAATGCAGGATATCCGTCCCACTTGATAGTTACTTTAGTTGGATTCTGTACAGTGTTTATTGCAGCCTGCACCGCCCTGTTAGCACCTTCACTGCCACCCAAAAATATCAAATCTTCAGGATGGTCTAGGTGACCTTTGTCCTCATACAACATATGTTGTTCAGGTTGCTCGACTTCAGCAATGAAGTCTCTAAGTTTGCTTAATGATTCTGATAAGTTCATTTTGACCCCATTTGGCTTTGAATTCGCTTCTCTAGATTAGCATATTCGTCTGGTGTAGGAGCTCCGGGTTTATTGCCTCGTACTGCACCTGATGCTGAGGGGGCGACCCCAGTAGGTAGTTCAGAAGGAACAGGTGTGTTGGTTGCTTTTACTAATTCTTGAACTAATGTCTTGTAGGCAGTATTATCTAATTCATTGAGTTTCAATAGACCTGCTCTAATAGTAGCCACTAATTCTTTCGCATTTGATGCAGAAGTTACTGCTTTAACCAATGGACTAGAAGGTTGTTGTGCTTGTTGTTCCGGCTTACTTTGTGCTCCGTACCCCGGTGCATAACTGGCAGCGTATGCCGCATTAGCTAATTGAGTTAGTGCGGCTTTACCTTTATCCTGAGAATAAGTATCTTCTATTTTTTGTATTAATTCTTGTGTATGAGGGTCTGCCATATTGACACCCCTCATATAAGTAGGTAACCAACGCTTAAAGAATTGACTAATTGTTTCTGCTTCTGTCAATAGACCTTCGAACAATGCGTTCAACTTATCGTATTGAGATTCACGCTGGATTTTTTTGAATACCGGCGCACCGGTAGCATCTGCTCCCTGAAATCTTTCGCCGCTACCTGCTACGTAATTCTTAAAACCCGCTCCTGTTTTTTTGCCTAAACCTTGACCTGCCTTCAAACGACCTTTTAATTTAGCAGCCGCTTGTGGGTCTAACTTAGAGGGTTCTTCCGGTTCCTGAGATTTTGGTGGGTTTGGATCAACTCGTCCGCTCTGTATTTCACTATTCAATGTACCATAAGCACGTGCAATGAAGTCGTTGATGAAACGATCTTTACCCATTTTTTGAGCAATGGTCAGTTCACCTTCGGTATCCTTATTCAGTCGATTTTTAATCTGTCTAGCTGCCGATGCGCCGTAATTACCGATCCAAGTCTCCAACTTTTCATCGATACGTGGTTTTGACCTCATATCACTCAGTCTCATGATTCTTCCTTATACTTTTGGAAAATCTTGCCTGGTCACGTCCCTTGATTGCGCTCAATAGCTTCTTTTCTAATAGCTCAGAGGTATCTTTATCATAGTGCTTGTTGATTAATTCTATTAGGTTAATCGCACTGGTAATGATGTTATGGGCACGGTTTTCGATAACATGTGTCATGTCACGATTGCTGCCAATTGCCTCTAATTCTTCCAGAAGGGAGCGGGTTTTCTTTTGCATAAAATTTATCCTAATTGTATTTATGCTTTATCACTTCTTTAGTGAATTCAGTAAGGCTTTGAGTTTTGTGCCCTGTACGTCAGCAACGACTTTCTTTTCTAACGGGGAAAAGTCGAATTTATGATTAGGATCGGGGTTAGATGCTGTAATTTCTCCGGTCGAACTATCAACATTTTGAACCGTAGATTGCGGTTTCAACTTATTCATAATGTCGTTAGGGCTAGGAGCCGGCTTGTATTTTGCTTGCTGGTCTGCATACCCATCAGGATCTTCATCAGTAATACGCATTGTTTCGATGTTGTATTCCAAGTCAATCTTCTGACCAACACCCGTAGAACTACGAGATTTCATACACTGAATCTGATACTTGCCGCGCTCACGCATACTACGACTTGTAAAGATACCGAACACGTTATCCGCTGTGTTAATCTTTGAGATACCACCTGCAATATGACTATGATCGAATTCGATTTCTTCAACCGCACTACGGTTCAACTGACTCGCAGTTACTAATAGAATTCCTAGCTCTTTCGCTAAGTTACGCAATTCTTCTGAAACGTACTTGTCTTTGATAAACTGGTCGTTAGGGTTAACTTTGACGGATACAGGCATAACCAAGTCTAAGTAGTCAACCATCACAAAGTCAACTTTGATTCCAGTTTGAATCTGTACTTCTTTCAAGTAAGCACGAATGTCATTGACTGTAGATTGTGCTGGCATACCCTTAACACGATACTTACCTGATTGCTTACCTACCATCTTAACTTTAAGTTCAGTAGTATCAATATCTTTGCGAATCTCACGGGTACTCATGCTGGTCAACATCGCATCGGTACGCAATGAAGTTAGTTCTTCTGAAAGTTCAAGTGAGATATAAACACCACTTAATCCTGTTTGTAACCAGTTCAATGCTATGTTCATCATAACAAGTGACTTACCTGAGCCTGAGCCACCTGCAAAGATGTTCAACTCTCCGCGACTGAAACCACCGTACAACAACTTGTCCATCTGGGGCCAGCCCGTAGATACTTGTCCACCTGCATTAAAGTATTTGTTAATACGTGCTTTAGGATCGGCAAAGTAATCCGTACCCATGTCTTTTTGTAGACTGATTTGTACAGCATCCTTGATTAGTTTTTCAACTGGGCCGTAATCGCCCTTCTCAAGCATGTCTGCCGCTTTGAGAATCGCACGTTCTAGTTCTTGTCTTTTTGTGAACTTCTCAAATTCTTCTAAGAACTTGTCAGTATGTCCTTGTGTAATATTCTCAATTGGTTCTAACTTGATACCGGTACTTGCTTCGATGAATTCCGGTTCAGGTATTGTACTAAATTTTTCTGTACTGTCTTTGAATAATTCAACAATAGGTCTTAATGACTTATCAAAGTTTTCTGGATTGATAATGTTAGCAACACGTGTGTATAGTTGACCATCGGTCAACATCATTTTCAAAAACCACTTTTGTATCTCAGATGTGTATTCTATTTTAAATTCCGATTTGTTTGCCAATTTTCTTCCTCTGTAGTTCTACTTTAATTTTACTATTTGTTGCACTTCGCAAGATACTCAATAGGGTCGATAGTTTGCCATACTTAACAACAGCATCGTTTGTGTCCTTTACATCTGCGTCCCAGTCAGGCAAGCTAACCTTATAACCTAACTCTAGTGCTCTATCGCACATCTTTAAACCAGTCTTGTCTCTATCCGGGACTACTATTATTGTTCTGTTGAGAGTGCTCAATAGTTGAGCCTGTTCGTTGCTGATTTCATCGTGCATTACTGCCACGCCGTCGATAGCAAGAGCATCGAAAATACCCTCTGTTACAATACAGACTGACCAGTCGGGATGTTGTGCATCAATATTGAATACATATCCGGGCTGTTGTTCATTTAAATATTTTGGAATTCTGTCATCTAAGAATCTACTCGTATGACCTACAATTTTGTTCTTGTACGTATAGGGTATGATGACTCGATTAGCCATACGACCTTTTTCGTGTGGTGTAATCAAGAAGGGATATTCATTAATACTTATACCCCTTCGTTGCACATAATCAATGAATACTTTGTGCGATTCATTGTTTTGGTCAAGTAGCTCACCCTCTGGTAAAGTATGATCTTTGAATTTTATCTTTACCTTTGGTTTGGGTTTACTAAAATCTAGCAAGTCTTTATGTTGTAAACTTTCTAGACTCCATCGTTGTATTTCAATGTCATCAATGCCACACCAAGTGAGTAGCATACGTGCTGATTTAGATATTGACTTGCCTAATACGAATCCACACTTGAAACCGCAGTTGAAACAGTGATATGACCAATTGTTACCGTCTAAGTGAATGCCACCTCGACCTCTTTTGTCTACTTTATGCCCACGATTGTGGCAACAGATTGCATTGAAACTATGCCATCCACTAGAGGATAGTTTCTTTCTGCCCGGCACAATAGATAGGATATCAAACATACTATGATTTTAGCATAGTATGTATCAATAAGCAATAGAGTTGGTATTTTATCTGGACAAGATGTTTGTTATTGCGCCCGTATTGCTAGTGAACACCATACGGATATAAGGATGGTAACCCTGAATCACATAGCCCTGTGTAGTGCTATTGTTAGAGTAAGTAGCAGTGGTAATAGGATACCAATCATTGTCTACAATAGTGGAACCTTCTACCGTTACGTCACCGTTGTATTGATAGAATGATGTCTGCAATGTCAATACTGGGTTGTCCTCTGTGTTGATTACACTAGAATAGTATGTGTTTGCATTGGGTAATACATTCGATATGCTATTGTTAGAGTCGATGTTAGGGAAAGGTTGACCAGTTGGAATAGTAACATTTGCGGATGGTATGAATGCAGGAAGAACAGAGTTGACAATGTTCATGTCACCACGTGCACCTGCATTCTGATCCACAAATACAGGGAATCCAAATTCTCCTACTGGAATCTCTAATGAGTAATGTGCTTTTTGCGCCGGAATGTCTTCTATGTCTGCGGCGTTCAATGTCAACACTGCTAGGCCATTCAATGCTAAGGTAGGCGTTAGTGCTTTGCGTAACAATACTTCTGAACCGTTATAGCTGATAATCCTGCAGGTTATCTCTTTTCCTGTGATATCTACAGGCTTTTGCTCTTGGTTCAAGAATTGGAATTGAATCTGATTGTCAACTCCCTTATGTAATGTCAATGGTTTGGCGTATACTGGCATGTAGCTCCTCGCTGAATTTCCGGAAAGTAGTACAACAATCTGTCGTTGAGTATAGATAAAAACTGGGGTAGAATACACAGATGAGGTCCTTTAATGTATTTAGCACCTAAATATTAAAATATTAACTTCGGGCAGCCGGTAGTAAATATAATCATTGTTTGAAATTAATTAATGGCACAAAACGAGTTTTTCAGAAAACTTAGCGAGAATCACCCGTTCATTACGGTCTGTTCGTATGCTAACCAAGACTATGTAGGAATCATACAGAACAGGGATGATGTGGTTACCACTATCTATGATTATGGATCAATCATAGAAGCAGAAGTTAAGGCTAAGTTTTTAGAGTTAGGAGATATATGGTGGTGGGAATCAAATAGACTGATTCCCATAAACCTATTCCTCAAAGAAGAATGGGCCATTTTCAGACCCTATCTTAGAACATTCACAAATAAGAATCTTACTGTATTACACGGTCCAGTAACAAGTATGAATGAGCTTCACAAGCGCCGTAGTAAAAGACGCAGTATCACATTAGTTAAACGATTACCGTAACTTCTTCTAGTAAATTCATGTGAACAACTACTAGTTGGGCATATGCTATCCCGTGTGCTTTCTTAAAGCTATACCCGTCATTTCCTTTATCCCACACCGTTCTCGCAATATCTTTCCAACTCTTACCAATCAAGTGCTTCTTACCCGGACGAATCAATGCTAGAAACATAGCTAGTCTAGGAATGCTATTCACAGGTTCAGGCATAGACCTCAATGTGCTATACTGATTATTCAAGTGAATCAGTTTCTCAACAAAGTCCTTGTTTTTAAGATTGTCCCAGTTGGGTTCACGCATCAAGTCAATCAGATGCAACTCGTCACGAACCTGGTTGTATACATGAACATTCAACAAGTCTAGCTTTAGATAACCTCGCTTTTCAGCCTCAGTATAGTCTAACGCTGCCATGTCATTTATCGGATCATATGGTATATCCGTGACATGTACACCTGTAGCATGTTTGCGTATGGGATTAACTTTACGCATTGCCGCAGGGATGTGGTCTATCAAAGATAGAATCTTGTCTCTATCTCCAAAATCTATATCTACATCAGAATTAAACTTCATTTCTATCCTTCATAACTAGGTCAGGTGAATACTGTGGAGGCTCATTTTCTACTGATTCTACACCCTTCAATCGTTCTAGTCTAGCAGTACGGGCCCTCAACTCACTAGAACTATAGTCATGGTGTCGCTTATGATAATGTAGTTCGACTCCATTGTTCATGCACCATTGCTTGCCCGTAAAGTCACGATTCAGATATTCATCACTGAGGAATCGAATGTCAATCTTCTGTGTCATTAGCATTTGAAGCAGGTCATACTCTGTTTCATAGATAAGAATCTCGTCCACATACTTACATGCCTGCAATTGAACATAGCGTTCATACGCACTTTGAATGGGCTTGTTCTTGACACCGGGTCGATCAATTGTAGGGTCGATCTGTAATGCAACAATCAAGTAATCACATAGTTGCTTTTCCATCTTTAACATTGTAACATGACCTGCGTGTAACAAGTCAAAACTACTGCAATTGAATCCTATCTTCATTTATCTTTCTCCGAGAGTACTGGTTCAATGTTTAAGGGCCATTGAATACCATATTCATTCCACTTGAAATTTTCTTCAAGTTCTTTATTGTATGGCTTATCAACAATGTATTGTACGATTGCACCTTCAGTTAGAGCCATGTACCCGTGTGCATATTCTGGTGGTATCAACAATCCACATGTGTTGTCTAGTTCTATACCGAACCATCTTCCCGTCTCTGGCTCTAATG